CTACGGCTGGCGCCTCGGTTGGTACGGGTGCAGGCAACCCGGTGTCTCTGACGGTCACCCCGACCGCTGGAACGCTAACGCTTACGGTGTCTGGCAGCGTCACTTTGGCACAACTCGAAACAGGCTCCACTGCCACCACCTACCAACGCACAGGCGCATCGTCCGGTGTCGCATGGCCTACACCGCCATCCTACGACATCACCGAGGCAGGCCAGCCCTATCTGCATTACCTGCACTACAACGGGGTTTCCTCGTTCATGGTGTCTCCCACGATCACACCGGGTATCGACAAGGCTCAGGTGTTTTTCGGGGTGCGGAAACTGAGTGATGCGGCAGACGCAGTTCTTGTTGAATTTAGCACCGTAACTGGCGCAAACTCCGGAGCGTTTTATATTGGTGCTCCTGATGGTATTGCACACAACTACGGTTTTAAGTCTCGCGGCTCAGTAAATGCCGTAGGTGTTACAGCCACAACATTCACGGCACCAATCACTAACGTAGTTACTGGTCTCGGAGACATCGCAGGCGATAGCACAATCATCCGTGTTAATGGTGTCCAATCTGCTACATCATCTGCAGACCAAGGCACAGGAAACTATCTTGCCTATCCGATCTACACAGGTCGTCGCGCTGGCACGTCTTTGCCTTTCAACGGCCTTGTCTACAGCAAAATCATCCGCTTCGGTGCAAGCCTGACCGCCGCTCAGATAGCGTCAACTGAAAGCTGGACGGCGCAACGCACGGGGGTAACGCTATGATCCGCATCACCGCAGCCGCATCGGCAACGATCCTCAATGCAGCAAACCAATATGCGATGTGTATTGGTCAAAGCGAGGCAGAGATCAACACCTATCAGGGTCTCAACTGGCAGGATGCAGAAGGCAATCTTTACGCTGCCACATCGTTCATGGTGCGTCCTGAATGGCTTGTAGCAGCACAAGAACCTCTGGTTCGCCCCGCATGGGACACCACTGGGATTGTGGACATGGCACTAGCAGAGCAAGGTCAAAAAGCACTTGTTTTTTGGTTGCCTGACAACAAAACAGTAAATCCTTTAGCTTCTAAAGGCAAATTAACTGCTTATGCTAATAGTGGCGTCCAAGAAGCAATTGCAATGATGGGACTTATCCCTAAACCTGAGGTTATGTAATGTCTGCTTGGGAAAAACTACATTACGAAAATAATTACTTTGCAATAGCTAAGGGCGAAGTATCGGATAGCAGTGTAGTTTTCATTAGTGGTAAGAATCCCTCTGTAGATTCTGGAACTGTCCCTGAGACTATTTGGAATGTTGGTGGCGTATACCCTTGGTCTGCATGGAATGGTGGCAGTAAAACACTATACATTGCTAGCACAAGTTCTTCTGACACTTATCAAGTTGTTCTTAATGGTCTTGATAATAACTACAACCAGATTAGTGAGATTATCACCTTAAATGGGACAACTCATGTCACTTCGGTAAATACTTATTATCGACTAAACAGTGCTGTATATCTTGATGGTAGTGCAGCTAATATTGGAACTATTGAAATTCATGTAGACAGTTCTGTAGGCACTGTTGTTGCTCGTATTGATGCTGGGCAGGGTAATACCTCAATGTCCATCTACACAGTTCCCGCTGGCTATACTGCTTACAGTGTTTATGGGGATTTTTCATGCAATAAAGGTGAAAATGCTCAACTGAATGCTCGTTGGAGGTTCTTTGGGACAAGTTTCATTACTGTATATGCTACAGAAATCTACGAACAATTCATTGTAGCTACTCCACCAGTTCCCGGTGCAATACCTGAAAAGACCGACATTGACAATCAAGTAGCTCTTGTAGCTAACAATGCCTCTAGGGTCTACTCAAACCAACAACTTATTTTGGTGAAAAATAATGCCCTACACAACTAATGCTGATTTGCCAAAGGCAGTTCGAGGTAAGCTCTCTGACCACCAACAAACTGTATTTCGTAATGTCTTTAACTCTATGATGGGTGAAGATGGAATGACTGAAAGTCGTGCATTTGCAGGTGCGTGGTCTAAAGCAAAAGATTCTTCCGTAAAGAAGATGGAAATTCAAGGTCAAATCCTTAAAGCAGATGATTCACAGCGAATGGTCTGGGGTTGGGCTTCTGTCATCTCTGAGAATGGTATTCCTGTTGTGGATACTCAGGGCGACGTAATCAAATCTGATACACTAATGAAAGCTGCTACTGAGTTTATGCTTTCTGCTCGTATCACTAAAGAAATGCACATGGGTGGTAAGGTTGGTGAATTTGTTCACTCCCTTCCCTTGACGAATGAAATCGCTCAAGCCCTTGGCATTACATCGGACAAAGAGGGCTGGATCGTTGCTTGCAAAGTCTATGACAATGCAGTCTGGGATAAAGTCAAGTCTGGTGAACTTAAAGCCTTCTCAATTGGTGGGAAAGCAAAGCGGGAGAAGATCAAATGAATGAACTCCTTGATTTAGAATTAGACGAAGTGTCGTTGGTAGATTCTCCTGCTAATAAGTCGGCAACCGTCGCTCTCTTTAAGCGAGATACAAGTATGGCTAAAGCTAAAAAAGAAACCACCCCAGAGATTGAAGAAGTCGAAAAGGGTGTTTGCATTGAAATCGAGATCAAAACCCCTGAGGAAGAGATCGCTGAAATGCAACTAGAGATGCAACAAGAAGCACAAGATACTGCCCCTATGGCTAAGTCTGCTGAAGAAGTTGCTATTGAAGAGGTCGAAACCCTCAAAGCAGAGGTTGAACGTCTTACTAAGGCTCTTGAAGCTAAAGAAGAAGTTGAGAAAGCTGCTGAGATGGTAGACTTTGGTGGTGAAATGGTTGCTAAATCTGCAATCCCTGCACCTGTCCTTAAAAAACTAGAAGAGTTCCAGAAGGCACAAGAAGCTGAAGAACTCCGTAAACGTGCTGACGAGGTTCTGCCTAATTTCAAAGGAACGGCTGACCAACGCGGTAAACTGCTGAAGTCTGTTGAAGGCAATGCTGAATTGGAAGAACTGCTTCGTGCTGCGGATGCTGCTTTTGCAGGTCTGTTCATGGAAGTCGGTAAAACTGATGCAGCTAATGACTTGCTTACAGCCGAACAGAAACTTGATACTCTTGTTAAATCGTATCAGGAAGATAAAAAGACAGACTTTTATAAGGCTTATGCCGCTGTCATTAAAACTGCTGAAGGTAAGTCCCTTCTGCTTGAAACCTACAAGAAATAAGGAGCCTTAATCATGGCATTTACTGAGAACCTTCAATCTCGCACTTACATTTCGGGTTCGGCTTTTAGCCAATTCACCTTCGTCTCTTTGGCTGCTGATGGTCAGATTGATAACACTGCCGCTGGTCTGCGCACTGATGGTGTTGCTATGGCTGCTGCTACTGCCGCTGGTAAGGCTGTCCAAGTCGCTTACGACGGTCGTGTGACTGTTCTGGTTGGCGCTGCTGGTAGTGTTGCTCGTGGTGATGCAATCGCTGTGGACGCTGCTGGTAAAGCAATTACCGCTGCTTCGACTAAAGTAATCGTTGGCTATGCTCTTGAAGCTGGCGCTGCTGGTCAGGTCATCACGATTGAACTGAACCGTGGTCAAACCCCCGCTTAATCTGACCTAGTAGAATAAATTAAGGATAAAATAACATGGCACAACTTACTTCTGGTGCAGTCCATATTGACGCCCCGCTTACTAACCTGACCGTTGCTTTCGTTCAGGATGCTACTGGCTTTATCGCTGATAAAGTTTTCCCTCGTGTTCCGGTTGATAAAAAGACCAACAAATTCTACATCTATAACCGTGCTGACTTTAACCGTTCGGGTCAGGTTCAAGCTCGTGCTCCTCGCACTAAAGCTCCTGTGGTCGGTATGTCGTTGTCGACTGATGCTTACTCGGCAGACGTTTACTCGCTAGCTACGAACTTCGACTTCGAAACTCTGGCTAACGAAGATGCAGCATTGAACATCCGTGCCGCTGGCGCTCAGATGCTGACGACCCAACTGCTGATTGATCGTGAGATCAAGTGGGCTACCAAATACTTCTCGGCTTCGGTCTGGGGAACGGATTGGGCTGGTGTGTCGGGTTCGCCTTCGACCAACCAAGTTCGTCAATGGTCGGATTACACTAACTCGACCCCGATCAAAGACGTTACCACGTTGATGCAGACTGTGCAACTGAAATCGGGTGGCTTCAAGCCGAACGTGATGGTTGTTGGTAAGCAAGTTCGTGACGTTCTGGTTAATCACCCGGACATCCTGAACCGTCTGAACGGTGGTGCAACTGTTACCAACACTGCTTTGGTTACGGATGCTAAACTGGCTGAAATCTTCGGTGTGGAAGAGTTCTTGGTTATGGAGACCGTGAAGAACACTGCTGCTGAAGGTCTGACGGAAGTCAACGCTTTCATCGGTGGTAAGTCGGCTGCTCTGTATTATCGCCCGCGTGCTGCTGGTCTGATGGTTCCTTCGGCTGGTTATACCTTCACTTGGAACGAACTGAACAATGCTTCGGGATACGGCATCGACATTCGTTCGTATACTGGTGACTTCCTGCGTGTGGATGGCATTGCTGAACTGTTGGAAGCTAACATGGCTTACGACCAGAAAGTGGTTTCGACCGATCTGGGTGCTTTTGTTGCAACGGTTATCGCCTAATTAAATAAAGGAGGGGGATTATGTCCCGACACATTGTTCCCCTCTTTGACCAAAATCGTCAGTTGTTTATCAAGATTGAAGTCTTGCAATCGGCTGACACCTTTTGGTTGAGAGGGCAAGAATATCGCTGGAAAGACCTTGAAATTCCAGTTGAGAAAGTTAAACAACTCTACGATGCAGGTTATATTTACCACAACGAAGAGTTGGAAACTAAGACTGAAAAGAAAGTAATTGTTGGTGATGGTCTAGAAGATTTGACTATTGAACAATTGACTATTCTAGTTGAGAATATCAACGCAAAGATTAAAGATGGCACCCCTAAGTGTCAATTCAGTAAGATCAAATATAAACAGGTTGGTCATATCCGTTCTTGGCGAACTAATTACGGTCATCTTGAATAACTAATAAAGGAGACGGCTTTGTCTTGGAGTTATAATCCCTCTGACTTAGTTACAACTACACCTTCAGGCCGTCTCAATTCTGTGCGTCTTTTGATTGGTGATACTGATACTACAGATCAGATTATGCAAGATGAAGAGATTGTCTTTGCTCTTGCTCAAACCAATAACAACATTTACTATGCTGGGTCTTGGGCCTGCCATATGATTGCCTCTAAGTATTCTCGTTTGGTTGATACCAGACTTGAAGGTGCAGGGGAAACCAAATACAGTGATATGGCTGCAAAGTATATCGTTATGAGTGATCATCTAAATGATCTAGGTAAACGGACCAATGGTAAGTCTTTGGGCGTATCTGCTGGTGGTATTAGAGTATCGGAAATGCTAGTTGTAGAGCAAGATACTGATCGAGTTCAACCTAGGATCACTATTAAAGAGTTTGATAATCCCCGTGCATTGAACGACACACCGGATTACTTCAATGGCATTTAATACTGCACCCATTAATTACTTTATTAAACATCATGGATCAGTTGTAACTGTTAGGTCTAGGGCCACAGGAAGCTACAATAGTGCTACTGGTGTTGCTTCTACAACCTATACAGATTATTCTGCCTATGGGTATTCATCTACAACTGTTCCTTCTGAGCTAACTGCAAACTCTGTTGTCAAGAATAGTAAAACAGTCTTGTTGACTAACTACCAAACAAATGGTGTAGCACTCCCTACCCCTAAAGTCAATGACCAAATCATTATTGGTGGTAATACTGTAAACGTAGTTCATGTTCATGTTGTTAAGTCAAACACTACAATTATCTATTACGCCCTTAAAACGGATGGTTGATTATGGCTAATAGAGCAATAGGTAATAATCTTAGTGACATCTTGAAAAGAGTTGAACTAAAATTAGATGGTGTTAGAGATGCTTTTCTAACAGAAATGGCTAAAGATATTACTGATATGTCCCCTGTTGATACTGGTGACTACGTAATGTCTCATAGCATTGGAACACAATCTATTGCAGGTAGGTTTACTGGTAATATCCGTTCTATTGGTGAAGGTGGGCAAGACGTAAACTTGTTCAGAGAAACAGCTTATAACGGCCTTGTTTATCAAATTGAAGCTATTCCTAAAGAAGCCTCACATATCTTTGTAGGTAACTCTGCACCTCATGCTAAGATCGTAGAAGATGGTGGGTCCAATTGGCGTAGGGATGGATATAAAATCTACACTGTTGCAAGAAACAGAGCAAGCATTTACTTAGCTGCTGCTGTAGCTAAAGTCAAGGGGATGACATGAGTATTATCAATGATATTAGGGCATGTCTTGACACGCATCTTGCAGGCACCTCAGGTATCCCTGTAATAGCCCCTCAGAACGTCCCATACGAGCATCTAGCAGGCACTCCATACATTAAGGCTACCCTCATACCTACTTCTCGTAGACCCGCTGTGCGTGGCTTAAATCCTAGTCAGCGCTATGAGGGTATTTATTCGCTTCTAATCTGTATGCCAGAAGCTAATGGTGCTGGTGCAGGTTATGATGTTGCTGACGACCTCCTTACCCGATTCAACTCTACGACAGACATTACCTATAATGGTTTGACAATCACAGTTGATTTCTCCGAAGTCAGGACAAGTTTCCTTGACTCCCCCTTCTATTGCACACCAGTTAATGTAAATTGGTTTGTGTATAACTAACAAAGGAAACTTAAAATGGCATTTAGTCAAAGCTCTCGTGCTGGTCTATCCATCCAAGCTGAAACTACTTATGGCGTAGCACCTGTTACCCCTACCCTCATTCAATTGCCCTATGTATCGCATAGCCTTAACCTTTCTAAGGATCGTGTTCAAGGTAACAGTATTCAACCTGATCGTATGTCTCGCACAGATCGTCATGGCAACCGTAAAGTAGCTGGTGACATTGTTGTTGAACTTGGTAAGGGCGATTATGATGCACTTCTGGAAAGCGCCTTTATGAACAGCTTCTCAACCAACGTGTTGAAGATTGGCACTACAATCAAATCATTCCATGTAGAAGAAGCCTCTGAGGATATTGCTCAGTTCCGTCTTTTCAAAGGCATTGCAGTAAACTCCCTTGCTGTTTCGATTAAGCCTAACCAAATGGTTACTGGCACATTCGGTATGGTGGGAAAGGATATGACGCTTTCTGGCACCTCATTTGATGCTACAAAGACCCCTTCTTCTGGCAACAAACCTTTTGATGCTTATTCTGGCACCATGAAGATTGCTGATGCTGGTGGTTCTCTTACTGCTATTGCTAACATTTCTGGTATTGATTTTACAATCACTAACTCCCTTGATCCTGCATTTGTGATTGGTTCTAGCTCTACTCCTCAACTTACCTATGGTAAGGCTGTTGTTGAAGGGACTATCACTGCTTACTTCGAAGATGCTTCTCTGATCAACCGTTTCATCAATGAAACTGAGACTGCATTTGAAGTATCGGTAGATGATCCTACAGGGGCTAGCGACTATACTTGGTTGTTCCCTCGTGTGAAGATCAATGGTGCTGATGTTCCTGTTGCTGATGGTCCTCGTATGATCACGCTGCCTTTTGTAGCTCTGTATGACACCACTGAGAACACCAACGTAAAGTTGACCCGTTCCACCTAATCCCTCTAAAAAAGGGCTAGGGACAGGTGCTTATGTCGGGTAGGATGCCTGTCCCGCTTAGATAACATTCCCGACATATATTGTAACAATTTGTGATTGTAGGTAGACTTGACAAAGCTCATCCTACACCTATATTACTTTAAGGTTCCCCCGCCCTGTATATCCCAATAAAGATATTGATTATCTATAAGGATATCTATCTATTGCTGTATATATTCTATCATCTCTATAACCTCTAAGGACATCCCGACAATGGACCTTCTAGACTTTAAGCCTACTATTGACACTATTGAAGTTAAACTGAACCACCCCGGAACAGGTGAACCTCTTGGTGATAAGAAAAGTAAGATGACTATCACTGTCTATCTTCCTCATAGCCGAGTATATAAAGATGCTCTGCATGAACAGACGAATAAACGTATCCAGAAAGCGCAGAAGAAAAAGGGTATGTCCTTTACTGCTGAAGATGTAGAGTCTGCCTCTCTGGAACTACAAGCAAAATCCACTAAGGATTGGGATATTCTTCTTGGTGGAGAAACCCCTAAGTTTTCTGTAGCTAAAGCTATTGAGCTTTACCGTGACTTTCCTTGGATTGTAGCACAAATTGATGAGGCTGTAGAAGAAGCAACTTCTTTTACGAAAGCCTAGTCCTTGAACTGGAAGAATATGCTGAACATGATTTCAAGCTAAGTATTCCAGACAAGGATGGAATCTCAGAGAGAGAACATTTAGAGCAAATTGAGAAGGCCACCGGACATAGACCAATAGCACTTGAGGGACCAGATTTCCCTGAGTTAATGGAATATGTTTGGGGGTCTTTTTTGTTGCTCAATTCTGCTAGAACTTCTGGGTTCTCTGGGCCTAATCCGATTACCTATCAGGATATTCAATCTTGGATGGTAACGACCGATAACATTCTTACGCCACAAGAAGTTGACGTAATTAAAAGACTTGATAGAATATATATGAGGGTAATTAAATGACTGACTTAGCTGACATTGTTATCCGAGTAGATTCTACCCAACTTAACAACGCTAGTAGTGCTACTCAAACACTTCGCCAAAGCACTCTTAATTTGTTAGGGTCTTTGGACAGGGTTTCTGCTGCACAACTCAGCCATACAAATTCTCTGAGAACTCTTAGAAATGCTATGCAACAAGGTATTATTAGTCAACAGGACTTTGCAAGAGCTTCTGATGCACTAAGAACAAGACTTGAAGCACAAGGTTTGACGCTAGATAACTTAGGCCGAGTTGTAACAAGAAATACTGGTATTTTTAGACGGTTTGGCTCTGCCGGGATGCAGCAGGTTGGCTATCAAGTTGGCGACTTTGCTGTTCAAATTCAAGGCGGAACTAACGCACTTGTAGCTCTTGGTCAGCAAGGTTCCCAGCTTCTGGGTATATTTGGTGCTGGTGGTGCTATTGCTGGTGCTTTCCTTGCTATTGGGACAGCAGTAGCTAACATATACTTGCAAACAAAAAAATTCAAAGAAGCTGCTGACAACTTAAAGTCAAGTATCTCAGAATTACGGACAGAAATTAAACTTCTTCAAAGTGGCGCAAGTGGTCTTACGGAAGAGTTTGGGCAGTTTACAAGTGGCTTAGACAGGACAGTAAGACTTCTTGCTACAGTAAGTCTTGCAAAAGCATTTGATTCTGCAAGAACACAAATTGCATCACTGACTAGAGATTTATATACTTCCACATCAAACGTAATGAATAGCACTATCTGGTCACAAACTCAGGAACGAACAAAAGAATTTCAAAGAAATCTTGGGATGTCTCCTCAGCAAGCATCTATGATGGCAGATCAAGAACTTGCTCTAGCACGAGCAACTACGGATAAAGACAGACTTGCTATCCTCACCAAAATGAATACGGAGATTGAAAAGCAAGTTGCTTCAGGTGCTACAATCTCTGAACAAGGTCTAGCTTATCTACAAATTACAGCAAACTCTCAACAAGGTTTGCAAACTGTTGTAAACCTTCAAAAAGAGCTTGCAGATACTTCTGCATCACGTCTTGAAACAGAAAGACAAACAAGTAATATACTTGCAAGTCGTAATGCTGTTGAAGAAGCTTCTAAAATCGAATCTATGAGAAAGTTAGATGAAATCTCCAGAAAAAGGAAAGAGTATCTAGCTGATCTTGGTTATGAAAAAGATACTCTAAATGCACAAAAAGAAGCTCAATTTATGCTTAATGGTGGGCTATCTGTTGCAGGTGGATTGAATAAGGCTGCTGTCAGGGATAAACAAGCTGAACTTCGTTCTATTAAAGAGCAAGAAGCTTATCTTGCTAAAAACTATGAATACTACGGCAAATCTCGTATTGAGGGCGAAAAACTAGCAAAACTCGATATTGCTGCTGGCATTAAAGCTGCCGCAGATCAAGCAGAGGCTCTTGCTAAATCTCTCGGGGTATCCCTCTCTACTGCTCGTGGTATCATGGCTTTGGGTAATGGTAAAGCAGAACATGGTGGGGAAATCTATGATCCTAGAAGCCCTAACTACATAAAAGGTGCTGCTACTTTTGCAGATTTTGCAAATAATAGAACCTACTATGAACCCCCTGAGACCAAAAAAGATAAAAAACTTGGTAGTAAAGGCCCCTCTGAGGAAACTGTTGAAAACCGCCTTAAAGCTCTTTATGAGTATCTTGGTGAGACTAAGAAAGTCAATGCCTATTTGATCGAAGAAGAAAATATTGCTTTCAGTCAAAGAGAAGATTTGCTTAAATCTGCACTAGACAAAAAACTGATTACTCTTCAAGAGTATAATCAGATGGAACTTGACCTTACACAGATGCACCAAGAGTCTCTTAATAAAATTGAACGTAGTCGTCAAGATCAGCGTCTAGGGGATGCTTCTACCTTCTTTGGTGGATTGGCTGATGTAACTAAAGCTGGTGGTGATAAGACAGCTAAAGCTGCTCGTGTGTTCAGTGCTGCACAAGGTCTCATTAACGCATACCTTGCTTATACTCAAGTTCTTGCTGATCCGTCTTTGATTGGTCGTCCTTGGGCTAGGTTTGGTATGGCTGCTTCCGCTCTTGCTTCTGGTTTGAGCGCTGTGGCTGCAATTAAATCTGGTGGTGGCTCTGTTAGTGGAGGTGGTGGTTCAAGTGGTTCTGTAGGGACTTCTAAGATACCTTCTGAGAGTGCTGCCCCTACTACAGTAATGATCCAAGGTATGAAACCTACTGACATCTTTACTGGTGAACAACTCTCCACCCTCTTTGATAGTCTCTACAAAGAAAACAACAATCGCGGAATGGTATTTATGGTGCAACGATGATCTATATTCAAGGGACACCAACTTCTAATGATACCTTGCCAATGGTTCTCTGGGATAACTTAATGTCTCAGGGAACTATTACAGCCTCTACTACAGACACTACAACAGTTGCAACTAATGTTGGGACAGAGACTACCTTTGATTATTGGATGCCTACAGCATTACCTGCATGGTCTAAGGTAGATGCTGGTAGTGCAAAGACAGTAGACAGTTTTTCTATTGTTGCTCACAATCTAGGGTCAAGTGGCTCTACCATCATTCTTCAATATTCTACAGACAATTCTACTTGGAATGACACCCTTACCGTTGTTCCTACAGATGATACTCCTATCCTTGGAATTATCACTTCTGTATCTGCTAGATATTGGAGAGTTTACATTACTGGTTCTACAATTCCTTATATTGGGATTATCTCTATTGGACAAAGGCTTGTTCTTCCCGGTGGTGTAAGACCCGGATATACTCCTATCTGGCAAGCACAGAAAGTTGAACTGCTACAATCTAAGAGCCTTGGAGGGCAATTCCTTGGAAACCGTATCCTTCGTCAAGGTGCAGAAACTTCTATTGGACTTGTGTCGTTTTCTAGGTCTTTTGCTGAAGCTGATCTACAGCCCTTTAAGGCTTGGTATAATGGTGGTCATGCTTTCATTTGGGCTTCTGGTCCAAGTATTTTTACTCAAGACGTTGGCTATTGCTGGCGTAAACCTAATGCAGAAATGAGACCTACTTTTACTGAAACTGGTAATTGGGTTGATGTGACAATGGAGGTCGAGGCGTATGTCCAATAACAGAGAGCCGATCCAGATCGTAGAAATTGATCTTGATTATTGCACTCGCACTTATGGAACATCTCCTTGCCTTGCCGTTCTTGGCACGACAGGTGTGCGTAAGTGCTTTAATACTTTTGCCACCTGTCAATACAAATCTGCTTATGATGGTAACACACTAGATACTACAACAACAATCAATACCAAGACATATAGGTTTGCTGGACCCCGTGTAAACTTTCCTCTTGGTATTGGAACATACTTCCCTGTTCTTACTAACATCTCTGCTATCTCTTCCACAGTCAACATTGCTGGTTCTGATGAAAGCCTTAGTGCTTTTGGTCGTAGGGCTACAGTAAAGGTTGACTTGGTAGATTTCCCTTCTAATGATGTGTATGCTGACAAGTATCAAGCACAACGTCTTGCAGGAACAGCACAGACTGATGAAGGTGGGTATGATCCTAAAGATCGTGGTTCATTCTTCTCCAAACTACGTTCTCGTAATCCTTACTATGCTGGTCGTCCTCTTCGTATCATTGATGGATACATTGAAGGTGGATCGATTGTCAATACCAGAACTCGTAATTATATCATTACGAACATGACTGGCCCTGACAGTAACGGTAATGTTACCTTTGAAGCCAAAGACATTCTTGCTCTGGCTGACAACAAGAAAGCTGTAGCACCTAAGGCTTCTCGTGGCACCCTTACTCTTGATATGACTGCTACAGATACTTCCTTTACTCTTAGCCCTGCTTCTGTTGGCTCAGAATATGCTACGAGTGGCTATGCTACAATAGGCTCTGAGATCGTCACATTCACTCGCTCAGGTGATGTAGTGACTTTGACTGGTCGAGGTATATCAAATACTGTAGCAGCCACTCACAGCGCAGGAGACAGCTTCCAGCAAGCACTTGCATATAACCATGCTCGTATTGATGATGTAATCAAAGATTTGTTCATCAACTTTGCTAACATTGATAGTTCTTACATCGACAGTGCTACTTGGGCAGCAGAGATTACAGATTGGATGAGTTCAGTCTATCTTGATACTATCATCACTAAACCTATTGGTGTAAACCAACTTGTAGGGGAACTTGCAGTTCTTGGTGTAAGCATTTGGTGGGATGATGTCAATCAGAAAATTGGTTTGAAATGTAATAGACCTTTGTTCAATGACACTGCTTATCCTTTGTCTGACAGAAATAATATCAAGGAAATTGAACAAGAAGACCTTGATCAGTATCGTCTAACTCAAATCCACTTCTATAGTGTTCAGACTGATCCTACCAAAGATGTATCAGCTAAAGAAAACTATGATCGTCTTACAGTCACTATTGATAGTGAATCAGAAAGTAAGAAGGCTTATGGGGATACTCGTGTAAGAGAGGTCTTTTGTCGTTGGCTCAATATGGGTGCTGACTCTATTGTAGGTCTTCTATCTATTAGACTTCTTAACAGGTTTAATACTGCACCTAAGACTTATAGCATTACCCTTGATGCCAAAGATAGGTCTATTGGTCTAGCTGATGTTGTTGAAGTGTCTAGCCGTGCTGTGACTGATGAGACAGGCAATCCTGTAGCTACAACCCTACAAGTTATCAAACTGACTGAATCCAAGTTCGGACATGAGGTAGAAGTAACTGCACAAGCATATGACTATGCTGGTAGGTTTGCAAGGGTTATGGCTAACACAGCTAACAACTATGGGTCTGCAACAGCCCTAGAGAAATCAAAAGGTGGTTATATTGTTAATGGTGGAACCTTAGTGTTCGCTAGCGATAATACTGGCCCATATGTAGTAATTTAAGGATACCCGACAATATGACAAGTTATATTACTATTAACAATACTGAAGTTGATCCAGATAGTCCGATTACTGCCGATTTGATGACTAAACTGCGAGATAACCCTATTGCTATGGCAGAGGGGGCTTCTGGTGCGCCTAGGGTATATGGGGCGGCTATGTATGGGCCAGTAGCAGGCTCAGTTATTCAAAGAAACTGTCTGCCTTTTGGAAATGAATCTGCAAGTAGTTCCAGTCTTACAAAAGCTGTTCAGAAAATCCTTCCCTCTGTTTTCACTGCACTAGTCGGTTGCACAGTTAGGATAACACTCACTTGTAATCAAACTGGGACAGCAGGGGAAGTAAGGGTTTACAAAAATGCTTCTGTGGTTCAGACATATACAACTAGTCAAACAAACACTACTTTAGATGTTACATTAGCTGCGGGGGATTGTTTGGCGGTAGATTGCACCGGAACAGGGACTTCTGGCGGTGCTACTGGAACAATGACTGTAAGTCTCTTGAAATACAGTTTTGATAACCGTTCTGCGGTGATGACATGAGTTATAGGTTAGAGTGGCGAGATACAAATAGTAGTGTATTAGCTCAAATTTTTGATAATTATATTGTCATCTTTGATAATGAAAGTCCAGAGTGGGGTAGTTTGGTTTCAGAGGGTGATATAACCCCTTTTGTAGAATCTGATCAATCCCCTGAAGGACTTTTAATATTAAAACGACAATCAATGAAATGCTCTCGTTTACAAGGTCGTATTACTCTTGGTGAAACTGTTTGCGAATCTCTTGATGCTATTGCCGATGATCCTACAACTCCTTGGGCTATGCGGGAAGCAATCAAAAACTCTGTAGAGTGGCAACGAACAAGTCCTACTATGGATGAACTTGGTTGGCTTCTTGGTTATACCCCAGAACAAATGGATACCTTGTTTGAACAAGCTGTTACTGTAGCGGTGTAATCATGAAAGAGAATTGGCAAACAATCATCAATCATGCACTAGGATCAGAGGGGGGTTATGTAAATGATCCTCTTGATCCCGGTGGTGAAACTAACTGGGGTATCTCTAAACGAGCATATCCCAAGGTAAACATCAAGACCTTGACTAAACAACAAGCAATTGACATTTACAAGAAAGACTATTGGAGCGTCATCAAAGGTGATGAGTTGCCTTCTGGTGTTGATCTTGTAGTCTTTGATGCTGCTATCAACTCTGGTAACAAGCAGTCTGTAAAGTGGCTACAACGCTCTGTAGGGGTCACTGATGATGGGGTAATGGGTCCAGCTACCCTAGCTGCTGTAAAGAAAGCAAACCCCCAAGACGTAGTTAATAAAACTACACAACAACGTCTGCAATTTATGAAGTCTCTGGATACTTGGATCAGATTTGGTCGTGGTTGGACTATTCGTATTGTTGGTCTACAAGTAACAGCAAAAGGGATGATTAAGTAATGTTAGCTAAGTCCTATAAAAGAGAACTTGCCTTTGGTATGTGGTTGCACATTATCTATTTGTCCTCTTTTGTAGAGAATGAGGCTATCTTAGATATACTGGTGTGGCCCTATATGGCTTTTATTTTAGCTGCATTTGGCCTACAGACTATAGCCACACAAACAGATTTGTTCAAGGGGAAAACAGGTGTTTAGAATTATCCTAATCTGTCTTTTCTTTGTAATGAGTGCTTGTAGTCCAGCCAGTGTCTTGACTAAGGCTGTTCTTGGTGGTAGTGGTGGACCTTCAGTTAGCGCTAATATCGGTAAAGACATTACACAACAAGTAGTAGCTAGTCAAGAAACCTCTACGGCAGGGAGGGACATTGTTAATAAAGTCTCTAGCCTAGAGGCGAGTAAAGTCGATCAAGTCAATATCCAGCAAACACCAATCTGGATGATCGTCTTATTAGTTTTAGGCTGGTTGCTACCAAGCCCTAATGAAATCTCAAGATGGTTAAGAGGGCTTTTCAAACGTGTCTGAATATGTCAATCAAATATATGCAGGAATTATCTCTTTGTTCTTCGGAGCTGTAACTTGGTTAGTTAGGACTGTCCTGACAAATCAGAAGCAAATTGCTATGTTGCAACAAGAGATTGAAGCGCGAGATAAACGCAGAGAAGAAGATCGGACAGTTTGGAAAGAACTGAAAGATGATGTCAAAGAGATTAAAAGAGACATCCTAGACTTATACAAGTCAAAAGAGTAGATAAAAGAAAACCCCGTAGGCTCCTTGACTGGAACTTACGGGGTCTTTTTATGTCTAAATTTTTACATCAGAGGAGTGAAGGCTTTGAGCTTCCACCCAAGAGTATTATGGTAGTCAATCTGTCCTTCAAGGAAGTTAGTAATACCATAAGCTCCAGCTTCTACAGCAAGATCATGTGCTTTACTTAGTTCTTCAAGAAGAATACGATTGTCATCCTCAAGTTGCTTGAACATAGCATAGGCAGGGATATTGTCTGTAGCTTCTAGGATAGCTGAATTACGAGCAAACTCAGCAAGACTGCCAAGAGGAAACTCATTCAGAGTTCGAATATGTTCAGCATAGTCATCTACACTTTCCCACACCTCCTGATACACTTCACCAAAGAACTTGTGATATTCACTGAAGTTAGGACCAGTTACATTCCAATGATAGTTATGTGTCTTTAGGTAAAGAGAGAAAGCAGTAGCTAGACAAATACGAAGTTGATAGGCAAGTTCAATAGTTGGACCCATTAGGGATTTCCTTGTTTGTATAAATAATTGTAGTTAGTGGTTGTCAGAAGCGTAGAATACAAACCCTACAACAAGACAGATCAAAAAGATAGTATATACCATGTCTAGTAATCCTTAAACTGAGGGTCATTAAGGAGTTCTTTGAGATAATCTTGAACACCCTTTTTACCACTGAGCATACGAAGAACTCGGACACCGTAGTAAATAATCTTCTTGGTGTCGTATAGAACTGTTGTTCCGGGTTTATCCCCCCAACGACACAAACCCTTATGAATATCTTTTAGGTGAATACCAAACTTACCCCATTTATTTTCTGCTAGATACTCCATCTGATCATTAACTGTAGTCCACTCATTGAATGGCATATCGTAGTAGCTAGAAGGCCCACCATGAGGTTTAATCTTTACAGAATCTTCATAGTATTTATCTACAATTCCCACAGGAGATTTGGTAAGATGTTCAGGCAAGGTAATGAAAGGTTCAATATCATCCTCAGCAACATACCATACTTCTGAGGGGTCTTGGAAGAGATAAGCACGATATTCTCCTTCGGAAACTTCTGTATTAATCACAACAATATCACCGTCGTCAAATTTGTGACTGCTGTGATTAGCTACAATACGGGCCTTATCACCAACTTTATATTTCATTTTATCCTCCACAAGTTCCCAATTTTCAACAGCCCACTGAGCATAGACACCCTTCAGGGTAATCTCCTTGCGGGTAGTTACAGAAGTAACCTCATACACCACCTTGGGGACAACACTTACGTAACCTTGACGCTTACCCCGTTCGTTAAGACGAACCTTGTCACCAACCTTGAAGGTCATGTTTACTCACTTTCAAATGCAATGATCCAATTCTTACAAATATCAGAACGGACAATATCTTCTACACCAAACTCAATAATGGGAACATCCATATTGAACTTTTTAGCTAGATGGATAATCTTAGACAAACCTGATTGTTGTTGCACATCAGACTGACGAATATCCCCGTTGATCACTACCTTACAGTTTTGACCAATACGAGTTAGAAACATCTTAATCTCGGCCACAGAAGTATTCTGTGCTTCATCTAGGATAATGAAAGCGTTCTTGAATGAACGTCCCCGCATAGTCGATAGAGGGGCCATTTCAATGTTACCAGACTTTATGGCAGTCTCTACTACACCCTTACCCAACTGATCTTGTAGCACCTCTAGGACAGGCATAGCCCAAGGAGCAAACTTCTCTTCAAGACTGCCCGGAAAGTATCCTAGGTCTTTACCTACAGATACATTAGGACGAGTAATGATGATCTTGTCAACTTCCTTCATAGCATACATATTGGCTGCTTGAGTAGCTGCAACAAATGTTTTACCAGTCCCAGAGAAACCACAAACAATGACTTGATCAGATGTCTTTAGAGCATTGATGTAAAGTTTCTGGTTGTCATTCAGAGGAAGCAGGGAACTGATACGAGAAAGGTTCTCACTCTCAGCACCTTTATACTTTGATACACGCTTACCTTCAGTTTTCTTTAGCATTGTTTTCACTACCCAAGAATGAATTATATAGTTCTGAATAACCGCCAATATGTTCGTTGTCAAGCCAAATCTGAGGGACTGTCTTGATATTTGTCATTTTAATTAACTTGCTAATGATTGGGTGTTCTTGGTAGGAAAGGGCTTGATAGCCCAATCCTTTCTCATCAAGCAGTGCTTTAGCTTTATCACACCACTTGCAATCTTCACGAGTAAGAATGTAATACATTTTACACTAGGTCCACAAGCTCGCATGCACCACCAGAACATGCAAACGTAGAGGTTCCTTTAGAAGTATCTTCAGTCTCATACTCAGACAACTTAGACCAATCAATACGATCAGGCATAATCTCTAGCATACGTTCATACTCCTCTTTGCTGCAATCCTGATAAGGTGCCTGTTGGTAGGTATGGTCACTGTGGGGCAAGAACGACACACCAGACACTTCATCAAAGTATTTGTAGACCCAAGCACCAACCTCCATCCATTCATGTTCACGGACAGTAATCGTTACAGAAGGTTTATGTTCACACCAATGACGTTGATAGACCAACCATAGTTCAAGCTGTTCAATGGCAGTCATATCATTACGGGTAATAGCACCTTCAGGAGATTTCTGAGGGAAACTAAATACCGTAGTGCTTTCTGGCTTGGTTACATCTGGTTCATTAGGAATACCTTGATCTTTCATAAACTGTGTCAGCGGGTCTTTGTTATCTCCACGAACAGTGCGAATGTAGTAGCTGCTATGACGAGCGTGAATACCGGAAGCACTATCAACAAGCTGGCTAACAGTGCCGGAAGGCTTAACACAGGTAATTGCAGAAGAAACTGGAACATCAAGGCGATTTGCCCACTTAGCATTAGTAGCAATAGCAACACTTTTCAAATTATCCAAAATACCTGCAAGAAAAATACCATCCTTATCATTAAGGAGCGGGTTATCCATAATACCAGTCAACGACACGCCAAGCAACCGTTCTTCTTCAGTGTTCTTCTGCCAAATTTTACGAAGATAAGGGAAGTTAGTATAGGTAGATTGAATAGTTCCAAGGATAGTAGCCAAACGAACTTTACGTTCAAGGTCTTCAAGAGTATCTGTAGCCCGAACCACTACCTCGGAAAGATTACAAAATTGTTGCGGACGAAGGATAATTTCTGAGCAAGGATTGGTCCCAAACTCATAATTAGTATCACGACGACCATTCTTGGCAGCTTGTTTTTTAGATGCAGGACGGGAGAAGATACCACGTTCACCAGATTTACTTTCAACCAATGAAGTCCATTCACGGAGGAAGGTCTCCATATCAGGCTTCTCAGTATAAGCTACAGAGTTGTTAGCCAAAGCTCGTTGACCATTCTTTTCCCACCATTGACCACTCTTAGCATGACGCATACGGTCATCAGACAGGTTAGATAGAGAGATCATAGCTGAACGACGAACACCACCTACAACAACAACTTCACCAATCTTACACAGAATGTCATGGACTTCTACAGAAGATAGTTTACGTCCACGAGCATTGACAAATACATTGATTACAAAATTAAACAAGTCAACCAAAGGTGCAGGACCAGAAGCACGACCACCAAAAGTTTTCAATTTAGCACCAGCAGGACGAACCTTAGACACATCCCAAGTAGGGATTTCACCTGCATAAAGCATAGCAATTACTTTACGAAGTGCCTTAGCCCAACCCTCTTTACTGTCGTGAACTACAATAGTATCTTCACTCTTGAACATGTTATCAGGCACATCAGGAAGTTTGCTGATATACTGACGTTCAACAGAAAACCCTACACCAGTGCCACAGAGAAGAATGAACATAGCTTCATCAAAGGCTTTAGGGTCATCTACAGCAAGATAAGCACAATTGTAGCCAGCCGTATTGTCACGATGCAATGCAGGTCCAGCAGTCATCATAGCCCGCATAGAGGGGGCTACTTCACAGTTTAGAATAGCATTCTTGATCTCTTCTTGTGTTTCTTTATCAACCTTAGGTGCAACTACGTTTGCAATAAAACGTCCTACTGTTTCTTCCCAAGTTTCCCGTCGATTTTCTTCATTTATCCAACGAGCATAACGGCTAGTGTGGATAAAGCTGCGATAATCATTTTGAAGATAGTTGTTCATTCATAACCTTTTTGTATTTAGAGATAATCTTGCTGATATAGGATTGATCTACCCCATATTTTTCAGCAATAGCGTATTGCGTCATGCCACTTTCAAGCCACAGTTTTACAATATCTAAATATTGTTGGGGCAAAACTTTTCTAACATTTTCCCAACGAGTTTGCTGGTTGTTTTCTGTTTTATCGATATAGCAGTTTCTTTGTGAATAGGGTCCTACATCCCCATGCCTACACATACAGTATGTGTCTGAACCCCTACCCCTTTGTTCCCACTTCCCAGAAACAAGCCACATTTCTAACCACTCAGAATATGTTATTTCCCAAGAAATTCCTCTTTGTTCTGCATGGCGTTTCTGGTCATCATAAGCCTTTTTAGGATTCACCTCGTGTCACCCGACCCACCAAGAACACCTCGGTTAGCACGGTCTTTAAGTTTATCAAGGTTCATCTGAGCAATCTCAGACAGATCATAGCCAAGTTCTTCTGCACAAAGTGCCAAATACCAAAGAACATCACCAAGTTCATCAGCAGCAGCTTTATCATCAAAAAAGCCATCACGAATGAACTTCTTTAGTTTACCACAATATTCCCCACTTTCATTGGCTAGACCCAAAGCAGTATAAGTCAGTCCATCAGACTTGGGGTAGATAGCAGTCTTTTTTGCTTGAATTTGATAAGCATCAAAGTCATTCATGTTGTCGTAACGATGTGGTTCAATACTTTCAGTCATCTTTTTCTACCGCCCAAATGTTAATAAACAGAACCACCAGGAGTACTACAGCAATTGGCAACCAAAGAGGTGCAAATACTAGCAACCAAGAAATATTAAGGTAGCCTGTAGCTTTCAGGACTAGCAGGACTAGGGTTAGAAGTGGTAGGAAACCAATCTTCATAGTGTCATCATCTTTCATTAGTAATCTTCTGTTTCGTAGTTCTCTAGCATCACATAGCCTAGAGTATCTAGAATGTCAAGAGTTTTCCACAAAGTCAAGTCATGGTCTTTAAGGATTTTAACAAAACCATGATCTTCAATCAACTGTTTAATTTGTTCTTTAGTCACTTAGTTAATCTTCCAATGAATTGTGTAGGCCCTTCATGGTCTTTGTCAAAAAGATACCAGCACATATTTTCTACCCCTTTAATTTTGTTCTCCATCCAATACATACGACCAATACTTACAACCTTAACACATTTCTTCATATACGGACCCATACGAACATTGTGCATCACATCAGCAGGAAGTAGTAGCCAAGTGGGCAGTAGACTGATCATATGACCCATTAATGGTTGTAAAACTGACCAAGTGAAGGGAGGATTTGTTATGAAACGGTTAGCAAAGACATTATCATTCTCTGTAAGAGATAGGCAATCCCGTTTGATGATACCCTCTTTTTGAGGTTCAATATCATACATTCCTACACAGGCAATTGACTTATTTTTACAAAAAATACTTAGCGCCAAGTCTCCTGCTCCTGCACAAGGCTCAATAAACAAAGTGCCTTCTTCTAGGTGCTCAAGCAATACCTCAGCAGCAATAGGGTCAATAGTGGGGTAATAATCACGAGATTTCTTTATAAAGTCAGGAGATCTTTTACCCAAGGAATTTCTCCGATCTATCCATATGCTTTCTTCAGAGCCTCCAGAGATACGAATTGCGGTTCATACATACCATTACTAATTTCACGTTTGATGACGCATCCACCCCACCAATCGTTCTGACTTTGCCCTGCCCAACTTTCTGCCCCACCCTTAAAGTTTCCAGCCACAAGACCAATGATACCATGTGGGTGACTGCCATCTTTGAAGTAAACAGATCGCTTATGGCTATGCCCACAAGTAGAGGAATGATTACGATTCTGCAAGAGGGAATATGCGTGGTGGATACCACTCATTGCAGAACCAAAGTTACCACTACTGAAGTAATGAGCATAAGACACACCATCATAATCAGCAATCGCTGGACCACCGTTCGAGTAGCGATGGTAGTCGTCAAACCAATGGTCTGTCTGTAGATGGGAAAAACTAACACCGTATTTATCACCTTCTAATCGTGGATCATGTGCAAGTGCAGTATGAATCCGCCTCTCGTGGTTGCCTTCAAAGCCAATACGCCAAGGGCGCTTCTTCTTCTTTAGTGAGTAACGGTCCCAGATACGAGACTGAGCATCGTTGTAGCACTCAATATCCGCTTGATAGGACTGCGCTACGATAGCTTGTGGGTAACGAGTATCATAGCTGTTGAGGCTACGCATATCAGCCCCATCACCCAAGTCAACCACATAGTCAGGTTTAATATCTTCAATGAAGTCACCTAGCCATGAAAACCGTTCATTAGAATGTGAAGGGTCAGCATGACTACAAGTATAGACAATCGCTGTTTTAGTCATCGTTTGTCCATACCTTTTCAATCTTGAAAAACTCAGAGTTTTTAGAGTACTCAAGAAGACCTTGAAGGGTAAGCTCTGCACGTTCATAGGTGGGATATGAAATAACAGCCTTCCAACTATTTTCTAAAAAAGCTTTTCTGCACACTACAAAAATAACTCTCAATCAATTTCCTCCCAATCATATGGAACAATCTGTGACTTAAACCAATCAACAATCTCTAAGGCATCTTCAAGGGTTTCAAGAATAATTTCCTCAACCTTAAGCCCTACTCCACGCTCATCATCCATCTGGACTACAAGCATCCATCCTTCACCATATGGAAGTCCCCAACCGTCTGTATCAATGTCCCAGTCAGGAATTTCGCTTGAGTGGTAAGGGCCTGAGATTACGTTATAAATCTTTTCACTCAATTGATTTCTCCACAATATTTACTTCAACAACCTTCCAACCAAAAGGTTCTGCATGGTCTTTCCAGTGGGCCGGGCCATATCCTTTGTCCGGGTTGTAGTTAAATTGTCCCCAAGAGAGCTTTGCTTTACCAGCAGCAGACCAGACAAGTTGACCTCTGCCGCTATACCACCAATTTCCATCAGGACTTTTAATAGAAAACATCTTTTTACTCATCTAGCCATTCCTTTGGGATTAACTTATCAGCAAACTTAAAGCCATTCTGTGTTGCCCAATCACCGTAGGATGTTGGAGAACCTTTTCGAATCTTATTCCTAGAGTTAGTGAATACAAACCTAATGTCAAGGTCTGGATGTTGTTCTTTGATCAATAAGTGCTTTTTTCTATCGGCTAAGGAAAATAATCCTTTAGTCTCGATGATCAAACCATTAGGAAACGTGAAGTCTGGAGTGTAAGTATGAGAACTTTGAGGGACAACATATTTGACCTTCTTTTTCTCATACTCGAAAGGTATACCACTCTCCTTGAGTTGTGTAGCTACCTTATCCTCTAGACCTGATCGATATCCCTTACTTCGGGCGGTTGCCATACTTGACCTTCGTGTCGTCTTAGCCATAGCAAATTAGCACCTTTCAAAATACGTTCACTATCTCCTTCATAAGCATCTAGACAAGCCTTATAGAGATCAACCTCATCTTTGCAGTCATCAAGTATCTTAGCTGCTTTCTTAGGACCAATACCATGAAGCCCTTTGATGTTGTCAGCAGTATCACCAGTCAATACCTGAGTGTAGAAGTTTACCTTAGCCTCCCATTCACTGACTACTTTCCAAGTTTGTCTTTGGTAGTTGTAGATAGTGCAAGGGATTTGCATGAAGTCTTTATCAATTGATACGATGATAGCATTTTCATAACCAATCCTATTAGCTTCTGTAGCAATAGCATCATCTGCTTCAATACCATCAACTACAGAAACATCATAGTTGTCAACCAAATAATTCCTAGCAAGCTTTAAGGTAACTGGCTTTTCTTTTGGTCGTTGTGCCTTGTAAATGTCAGAGATTTCATGTCTGAAGTTGCCTGTGCCTGTCAGATAACCTTGATAGTCACAGTTAGGTTCCTCTGGAGCGTTGAGGATACTTTCCATGATGCTATCAAGTTTATCAACCAGACCTGAGATAGTAGAGCCTTCAGAAGAGTAAACTGCATGATAAGTTATAATATCGGCATCCACTAAAAGTTTCAACTAGGGTTCTCCCAGTATTCAGTCATGGTAGCAATTGCTTCTTGAGCTTTCAGTCGTTCATCACGATCTTTAGCATGATGCTCACAAGCAAGGACTACTTCATCAGTATTAAGTCCATACAGACCTTTCAACAACAAGAAGTCAACACCTTCACCAATAAGTTTTACTCTGGCTTCTTCATCGTATTCAACAGTGTATTCTTCTGGGTCATCATCAGAGACTTTAATCTCAATTTTCATTGTTACTGACCCCATAAATATCAATCATAGATTGCTGAAATTGGGTTGGGGTTGAATAGTGTTCAAGAACCAACGTATAAGCTTTACGGTATCGTTTCTTATTCTTCTTATTTTCATAAATATCGTAGTCAGGGTCTTGCAACAACTTTAGGTATTCAACCATTTCTTCACGAATAATGTCTGTTACAACATCATAATACAAACCTTGATTGTGGGGATTACTAATCAGCAGTGATTTCAAAGCAGCGAGTTCAGACATTTTCATTACCTTTCATCATACTGAACACTGTGGGAAATGCAGGTTCAAGAACCTCTCGAATTTTATTCGCCAAGATCATATGCTCTTTCTGAGTGCCATTACCTTCACGAACTTGAAGGAAGTGCATCCAACTACGAAGGGTTCCATTCACATATAGACGGCTCATAGTCAGACCTTCAGGAAGGATAACCCGAGCGCACTCTTTAGCTACACCGTTTCCAAGCATACCTTTGTAGTAGTCTTCAATTTCGTTGACAAGACTTTCAGAATCATAGGAAAGTTTTTCAATATAACCTTTTTCAAGATCATCAATAGAGTTCTGACGGTTCTTAGTGTCTTGACGACGAAATTCCCGTTCAGTAAATTCAATCTCATCAGAGTATCGTTGACTAAACTCTTGGAAACTGAAACTACGGTGACGAAGAAGTTGACGAGTAATGTCTCGTGGGGCTTCTACCTCAACAATAGCATTAGCCATCTCAAACACTGACCAATGATGGTGATCCATACAATAACCAAGAAGTTTCTTGTAGTCAGGGTTATCTTGATTAGAAGGGTTGGAGACCCTAGCGCAATATGCAACTAGAGCCTCCGAGTTAGACGCAGCCACTTCTACAGTAGGTTGAGTAACTGCAACCAGTCGGGCATTAATCTTAGTCAATTATTTGAAACCTTGTGCAAGGGCCATGAAAAATAGAATAGCTAGAAGAATACCTTCCAAACGTCCTTCATGTTCTTTGTGAAGAATACCTTTAAAGAGATGAAGGGCATACCCAAGGAGTAGAGTTGTTTGTAGAAGCATTTCAAAATAAATCATTGGGTCCACTCTTCTTCTTTACCGTGTTTAATTACACCGACATGTTCTACATAATCATAACCGATAGCTTTGGTAAATGATAGGACAGTTTCTAGGTAATCTTGGATATAGTCAACGTCATTTTGTTCGATAGTGACTTGTTTACCGTAGTCACTCTGCATGGTCAAGATAATCTTCATTATTCAGTCTCTTCCTCTTGACGCTCGTAAACAACCAGTTCAACAATCTTAATCTTAGTCAATGCAGTCCGTGAAGTCTTTTGTGGTTTACCCTCTTTATCCACATAACCGAAGGTCTGGATCAGGTTAGTGACTTCAGCAATAGTGCCATTACCAATCAAACCATCTTTTTCAATGTCCCAAGGCTTACCATCAGGACCAACTACTTTAGGTGCACCACCAGCTTTAGCAATAACATCACCATTCTTGGTAGTTACTTTGTGCTTACGTTCAAACTTAACTGCAATGACACCGTCCATCATACGAGATTGGATTGGTTTCTTCTGAGAACCCGCTTTCTTGAGCTTCTCGAATTGTGCTTTGTCCAGCACTTGCACCAGAGTATAAGCACCTTCACAATCAGTGTAAGAACCTTCATAACCGTCCATATCACGGTTGGACTCAAAGATTTTTGCCCATTCAATAGGCCCAGTAGTGGTTACTTCAACAAACTTAGTGCCGTTAGCCATTATGTAGTTCTCTTTCTATCCGATTGGATGTTGTATATAGGGTGTAGTTTATAGAAAGTCAAGTGTTTTAGATGTTATTTTCAATTCTTTTTTTAGCAATATTGAAATAATTTTGATCAAGCTCTATGCCAATAAAACTTTTACCTAGGCTATTACAAGCCACTCCGGTTGACCCTGAACCCATAAAAGGGTCAAGAATAATTTTTGTAACCCCATCATCAGTTGCAGTGATTAAATCACTCATAAGTTTAACAGGTTTACATGTGGGATGTCCATTATCTTCTGACGGAGATGGACGTTTGTATTCAACAACACTTTTTGGTCGGCCATTTACAAATTTTCGCCTTCCTTTTGTGGCATACCAAATAATGTCATGCATAGGAGCAAAAGCTCCAAATAAATCCCCCATACCATGATGAAGTCTGTTCCAAATGACTTGAGACTTAATTTGAAAACCTGCTGACTCTAGATTTTCCCTCCAAATATGGCTAGTATTCCAGTCACAGAAGGTTAAAATTCCCCCTCCTTCACGAAGCTTGTGATAGCTTTTAGTAATCCATGCAGTATTTACACCAGAATCTCCTAGGATTTTCTTATGTCTGGGTCCATTTTTAGACCGATTAGACTGAAAATCCATACCATAAGGGGGATCAGTCACTACCATATCAACAGACCCATCTTCGATGGTATCTAACAACTCAAGGCAATCCCCTTGTAAAAGTGTAACAGTCATATTTACCCCTATGTTTAATGAACACTTGCATAGTTGACACCGAATTGACAATCAACATCAAGCTCTACGTTAAGCCTAAGTTTCTTGTTAGTGAAGTTAATGGCATCCTTCAAGACACCTTTAACAAAATCCTCATCACCGATCTTTACGGGGACAAGTTGTTCATCATGGAATTGTGCAGCAATAGGTAACCCCATAAGACGTGTATAGTATAGCCAAGTATCAAAGCAATAGACGCCTGTAGACTGGTTAAGAGTAGAAAAAATATCTTTTTCACTACGCAAACTATGCCAGAACTTAGACACAGGATTTTGTAGCCACATAGAACCACCTACAAGCTTTACTTTCTGTGTTTCTGATACCCGTTTAATAGACCAGTTACGCTTCCAATAAGCCTCAATAAGAGCTTCAGCTTCTTTCTTAGAAACTTCAATCTCTCTTGCTAACTTAGCAGCACCAACTCCGTAGATACAGCTATAATTTGCTGCTTTGTATTTCTTTCGGATTGGTTTTAGGTTTATCTCCCCTTTATTGTGACTGTCAATTTGTTGTTGTGTAACTGCACCTGCAAAAGTAGCAAGGTCCAGATGTTCATCAAAACCTTCTGTAGACATCTGTTTTACATACTCTGGGTCATAAGGAAACATATAATGTTTTTTCGTGGTTGATTCCAAACTTACCATATCACTACCAGCCCACATATACCCTTCTGGTGGCAACATGCAACCCCTAATCTCTTTACCCCAAGGTTTATCCACTCCGGGGAGATTGACCAAAGGCTTAGAGTGCTTGAAACGGAAAGTATTCGTAAGACCACTAATCTCTGCCTTCAACCAACCATCTTTATGACAATCAAGGAAAGATTTGAAGATAGCCATACGGTGACTGATTACTGTCAGACCCTCTAGGATACCTACAGCAGGGTCTTTATCAATAAGGTCAGTTACGCTTTCACAGAGTTCACCATCATCACGGACTTGTTCAATCATCCGCTCCTTGCCAGTTTTCTTGTCCTTCACATATTTGAAGGTCTTAGGTTTCCAACCAAGATTGTGTAGCCATTCTTTTACTTGGTCAGATGAATTAGGGTTGCCATCTTCATAACCCTCTAGGACATTTACAGAGCCTACAGTAGTATGTGGTAGCTTTAGTTGAATAAGAGTGTCAAGCCATTTCTTCCCTGCTACAGAAAGGCTACCATCTTTCTTGTAGAGTTCCTTTGGTTTATTGACTTGCTTGTAGATAGGCTTTTTAGGCATTGCCTTAGCAAGTTCAATGGTCTTTTCTTCTTTTTGTTGAACCAAAGTGTCATAGGATTTCTGACAGAGATCAAGATCAAGACGAACCTTAGTTAATTCAGCTTCCCTAGCACAATCCATCTTAAAACCAAGATAATCAATCAGACGGTCTTTATCTTTCTGATCTGTGTAGAGTTGGTCTAGTTTACCATCAAGTTCTTTCCAAAGTTGCCAGTTGATCTTAGTATCTTCTTCACAACGATGTTTATACTCTTCGTAGGTTAAACCTTCCCAATCATCTACTTTAGGCTTCGGAACACCATAATCAATACCATAACTTTCAATACCGTGCTTAAGACGATCAAAGTTCACATACCAAGATAAGGCTAGACTATCTACAAAACTCTTGTAGGTAAGTTCAAGACCAAGGATTTTATTGAACAACGGCAGGTCGTGTCGGATACAGTTATGGGCTACGAACTTAGTATCTGGTGTAGTCAGGATAGACCGCATTTCATTATAGTCATTAGTGGATTTGTAGTTGATACCGTCCTCTGTCCAGCTTAGGACGTGGAGTTTAGTAGCTTCCTCCCAAAGACCATCACTTTCTGAGTCAAGGACGATGTATTTCAATTACTATTTTCCTCCATTTTCATACTTAGCTTTAAGCCTAGCTAATTCTTTGATTTCTTCAGCTTCTTTCATCTTACGAAAAAATTTCATTGACTGGATCATTTCATAGTCACATGAATCATTACTACAATATAAACCTACACTACCACCATCAGAAAGTTCTTGTCCACAACCTTCACATACATGTAATTGTGTTTTCATTTCAGTAATTATCCTCTATAGCCTTATCAATAATATGTGGCATATACTTATTCATATACTTAAACAAGTCAACCAGTTCATCTTCATCCAGATAAATCTCATTTTCTTCTCCATCTACACCGACAATGATATGTAATTTTGGATGGGCAGTTTTGCAAAAGACTACATTTCTCATTACTCAATAACCTTAATCAAACCATCTCGTGCAGCACGAAGGATAGTGTATCCTCCAAGACCGTTAGATGGGTCATAGTCTTCAAGAGCCTTTTTGATTAACTCCTTACGGAGTTTCAACAGGCTTTCAGCAGTCTGATAACCATTACTCATTTATTCTGTCTCCTGTTTCATTAGTTGCTCTTGTCCTAACAACCAACCAAAAGTAAATGCCCACTTTAGTTTACCAAGATCACTTTCCTCTTGCCACACTCTTCGTGGCTCTTTGGTAGGGCTAGGTCCATCTAACCAATCATTAAAGGCTTCATCTAGCGTCATTACCAACCCCTCTTTTCTGTCAAAGTGAACTTTTCACTATCAAAAACCATTTCCCCTGCTTCTCCTTCAAGTCCGCAAGGTCTGTTCTTCTTTACTACAATCTTTGTAGTGTTCCTGTCAATCATATTATCCGCTTCTTTGTCGCGTTCAAGGTCAATAACAACAGAAGCTCGTTGGGCAATCATCTTACAGTATTTAGGATCACCGTTGTCGTTAGTGTGAGCAATGGTAACAATACCCACATTCAAGTCAGCAGCCAATTTAGACAATTTTACAGACAAGTCAGCTAGGATAGTCTCCTTACTCTTATCGTCAGAAACAGTCACACAATCTTGCAACGGCTCCACCATTACATATTGACAACCATAAACCTGAGTAAGAACCCTGATTTGTTCTACTAGACCATCAGCATCAGATTCGTCAAGATGATATTGCATATATCCTGTATTATGAGTGATATATTTAATAGCCTCTTCTACATCCTTCAACTTACCCTTAGCAGTAATCAAGTCCTTACGAGTAAGGTTGTCCTGAAGGCAGTAAGAAACAACACCAAGCAAAGAACGTAGCTTAGTTTCTTCCAAGTGCCAAGTGGCAAACCTAACTTCAGGGTGGTTCTTGATAAAGTTGTATTCAAGATACCGCATGAACTCTGATTTACCAATGCCAGTTGGTGCTTTGATAACAGTCAAGTGCCCTTGCATAAGACCAAGGATTTTATCGTCCAGAGATTCAATACCAGTAGGGATATAGCTAAACTCTGGTGTGTCGTGTAGAAGCTCTAGGAAGCGCTCCTCAGTGGCATAGATGTTCTCAGGTGTGTAGAGACCTGACGACCACCAAGCCTTACGGTAGAGGTCTCCTTGGCCTGCCTGAAGAAACTCATTAGCATCCTTGTATTTGTCGTGTGGAACCTTATAGACACGACCCGGAAACAAGTGCATCAGGCTTGTAGCAAACTTATCTGCCTTATCGTCTGCATCAAGAGACAGATAGATTTTCTTGAATGATCCTAGCCAATCTTTGCAATTCTCTAGGAGCTTCTTAGAAGGAGTAGCAGAGGGTAGAGAAACTACAGGATACTTAGAGCCAAGCATCTGATAGGCAGACATAGCATCAAGTTCACCTTCTGTAATCGTTACAGCTTCAGCAGAACCAGCAGGGAACAAGTTCATACCAAATAAGGTATCTGGCTTAAACCCTTTATTCTCTTTCAGGTTAAAGTCTTTTGGAAACCCTCGTGTCTTACTTGTTCCATTAGGATACTTGTAAGTATGTTTGACAGGATTGTTCTCTCCATCAAAGTAAGTCAGACAATCATAGGTCTGCATTGCCCGTGGAAGGATACCACGACATTCTACATAATCACCTTTACTACCAGAACTTACAAAGGCATCTTCATCATAGTGTTTCATTTCTTCTTTCTTATTGTTGCTTAGTTTATTGAGAGGGTAACTATCTTTTGCCCAATCAAAAACAACCATTTTCTTATGGGGGTAAGATTCACCACAAGAATGGCAATATCCCATTTTCTTGATTGTTTCATATGAGAAGGCATCAGATGATCCACACTCAGGGAATGGACAAGGAAGGTGGTTTTGTTCTGACAATCATTCCACCTTAAACGCATCAAAGGAATCTACTACAAACATGATGTTTCCCATCTGGACAGCACCACCAGCTTGTTCAGAGACAGCAGATAGGACTTCATTGATGATTTCATTGATACGGTTTGTATCATTGATAGTAAGCATTACCAAAGGTATCCAAGTCTTATCTTGCAGGCCCCAGAGGTGTTTGGTTACATCTTTGTTTAGGACAACTAGGTTATTCATTGTTCAGTCCTTTCGCGGCGGCAATGGCGGCACGGGTTTTCTTTTCCGCATATCTGGCAAACTCTCGGTAAGCCTGATCACCACGCAGACCGATTGCTTTTTTATGCACATCCGTCAGCGCCTCCACCAGCCGCGCAATCATCGCATCGCGTGGGTCGGGCTGGATGTCGAGAGGAAATGATCCATATGGACGCGGTCCCATAACAGCATCACGCAATTTTTCTGCGCGCTGTCCAATAAGATCAGGCCGAGCTAGCTCAAACCATCTCCACACATCATATGCCGCATTGTGCAGGTGAAGATAGTTTTTCTCTTGATCCGCATGATAGCTATCAGCGTTGACGGCAGGATCGCCGGGTTGCATGTCGATGGCGGCGAGGATGCGGGTTGCGTAGTCGGCTTGGGCTGCGGCTTTGGCGGCTTCGATGGTGGGAAACTGAGCGGCCCCATCATGTTCCCCGTGGACACCATATACGCGATTGACACTCAGCATGATGGCGTATTGCAGCACTCCTCCACGAGCAAACACCCAACCCTCCATGTGTTCATGCTCCCACACCAGCGGCTTGACCGTCACCCGCTGACAGCTATCCGCTTTGATGACAGGATCGGCGGGCTGGCTGGCAGCAACGGCGGTGATGGTTGCGATAGCGTCAAGGGCGTCAGACATCGACACCGTGTTCCTCACAGCGTCATGCGCATCACCGCGCCGGATCAGATCGTTTTCGTTGGTCATTTCTTCGCTCCATAAGACAAGTAGTCAAGATAGGGTGTAGGTATAGCAATATCAAGTGTGATATTTTTGTCACACTAATAAGTTTATTTTGTAGGTAGACTTGAAATAGCAAATCCTACATCCATATTACTTAAAGGTTCCCCCGCCCAGTATATCCCAATAAAGATATTGATTATCTATAAGTATATCTATTCTAGATAGTATATCTATACTCTATAAGTAATATTATCTATTGCTGTATATATTCTATACCAAGAAGGGGAACCTTTAACCTTCAGTAGTCATACTCAAAAAGGTATTGATAATCAATATACTGATCTACATCAAAGTAGTCCATCCAATCATCATTACCATAAGACATCTTCAGATTATAGATCATTCAGTGATCTCCATTTCTACAGGTTCTACAGACCAGTCAATATTGAAGTCAGGATTTAAGCTACGGCTTTCACCAGATTCATACCAAGTGTATGCTGTAGAACCTTCCATGATTTTCTCTTCGCAGATGCCTACAAGATAGCTAAATCCTAGTAGTTGCGTAATACAAAGCCATTCATAGCCATTTTTTGTAGTATAGACTTTACCAACTTCAATCTTATTTGGTTGTTTTTTCTTACCAACAAGGATAATAGAAGATTCACCATATTTAGTAGTAGTAATTGTTTTAATAACATCATACTCAGAGATGATACCAGAAGTATCTTCACTCCAAACATAATCATCTTCATTAAACTTAACTTCATTCGTCATAGTTTTCATCCTCTACAAAGTTATCGTCTTCATTGTTGTTGCAAAGTGAACAGATCACGTGTCCTAGTTCAGTTCGAATCATTGTAGTTTCATCGGACAACTTACCACAACAATCACATTCACTCTTATACCATTCAAAACTGTATTTGTCTACAGGAAAGTTCAAGACCATTATATTTCCTTTCTGTTTGCAGAGTGAACTACTTATAGAATATGTGATCACCATACTTACCTAACACAATCATATCCTTTGCCCATACAGGCTCTACAGAGGTGTTGTGGTAGTGTGTAGCCCCAGTGTGTAGGGTTTCCCCTTCCATAGCTTCAGAGGCTACTAGGATGGCTGTATAGAAGGCACTGTCTAGTTGTGGTTTATCTGACTTACCGTCATGTGTCCAGCTAAACTGTCTATCCTTCCACACTTCATTACAAATTGATGTAGGTTCCTTTGATTGTTGAACACGGTTAAGAGTAACCTCAGCAACCATCATCTGACCATCAATAGGTTGATTACGAGCTTCGAAGTAGATGTTCATAGCTAGACACATAACGCCAATCATTGAAACTTAAACCCCTTTGTAACAAAGATTAATGAAATCTTCTTTTGCCAACAAACGAAGTTTTTCCATAAAGTCTTTATCTCCAAACTGGTGACTTAGGATAGGGTGGCCAAACTTTTTCTCTGCATATTCATGTATGTCTGAAAACAAACCACAAGCGTATCCAGTATAAGCTCCAATAATAGCTGCTTGTTCTTTAGATAGCATTATAAATCTCCTTCAGTTAAGTTTGTAGTTCTTAGGAACAAGATCAACATCTTGTTGAAATGCTTCTAGCATACCTTCACATGCTAAGTCAATAGAAATATCATACATCTTCAACAACATATAAGCAGCAGTTACTACTTCAATGAAAGAGGCTTCTTCAGGCAATACGCTGAAAGCACCTTCAGTCCAGTCTTCCCATTCTTCTGAGATTTCTTCAGAGTTCATTTCAGTTCACCTTTCAATTCTTGGATCATTTTCTGTAAAATCCTTACACTTGGCCATTCTCCATACGGGCAGCGCGTCATCTTAAGCACAGAAACAGCTATCTCTAGCGCTTGTATTTTGCTCTCTATGCTAACAGTCATCACACCCTGCCTTTCTCAATCTCGGCCAGCACGGAGCGGGTGATATTGTGGGCCATTTTGTCATGCCCTTTGGCGAGGTAACTGTCTGCGGCACGCAGCGCCTCCACCGCCTTCGCCAGTTTGCGCTCTGCAATCATCCCTCTGTTTGTTGCGGCAAGACACGTTTGCCAAGATTTCTCTAGTTGCTCCTTGGTGGCGTCGTGCAGGTCGGCGCGGGTGTATTCGGTTCCTCCGACAAACGGCTCAAGTGCTGTGACGTGATACTCGACGTCTGGGATAGCCTGCACACGTTCGTGCCAAATACGTTCTGGTGTGGTCATTTCTGTTCGCCTTTCTGGATGGCGGCGAGGATGTCTTGGCGGGCAATCGAAACCATGCCTTTGGCGACTTTCTGCACCCACATTGGCTGATAGGTTTCCCCGTCAGCTTTCATGCAGTCATAGTTTTTAATGATGTTTGTGCAGGCTTCTGCCGCCTCACGCATCCCCTGCGCCCGTGCCTCAGCTTTCATGGCGTTTTGAAGTTGCGCTTCTTCCTGCAACGAAACAATTACCTCCCACGCAGCAAAAGGATCTTCCGCCTCTCCCAAGTCATTAGCTATTTTAAGCATTTCACAAGCTAAAGCTGTCACTTTGTCAGACGTAGTGTTGCCAGTTCCTTGGCAGATACTGCACAATAGAGACGGATACCCAACTGGACAACTTTCGTCCTGCTCTATCAAAGTGCAAGGGCAAGGCTCTGCTATGCCTTTGGCATTTTCTTTCAGCTTCTCTGAAATCACGGCATCCAGTGCTGCGGATTGCTCAGGGGTGGCTAGTAGAGTACTGATGGCATCTTCCATAGGCTCGAAATCCCCCTCAAAACACGAGGTTCCCTTGCAAAAATGCTCCCATGCCTCCACCAAAACAGCGGTTTCAGCGCGGGATTGGGTCAGGGCGAGTTCAAGTGCTTCGATGCGGTTAAGGTATTCAATAGCTTGCCCTGCGAGTTTTGGGGTATCATCGCTCATTTCTTCACCTCACGAAATTCAACAGCGACGCGGATGGCCCCACTTCCAGCATAACTTTTTGCCTCATCTTGTGTATCATACATGGTCTTGTGGCTCTTATATTCATTCACCCAGATCGTCTTAGGTTCGACATACTGTTCAATGACGCGGAAGGCGATGATGTTGTGAGCCTCCCCATCATTTTCCCAGAATAGATTGCCTGCGACGCGTGTCCCGGTTACACCTGCGCGCACCCAATACTCCACCTTGCTCTCAGGATGCACTGGGCAGTCGCCGCCGTTCCAACCGTGGATAAGTCCATCGTTATAGTCGGTCATTTACTTTCTTCCTTTGAAGGTTGTGTGATAGATATATTTAAGCTTATCTTTCTCTGGATGTTTAGTTACCCATTGTCCAGTGCAAGGTGTAAACTCTTCTCGAAAGAAGGTATCTAGCATAGGATTACCAGTCTCAAGCTGTGGGATGATTTTGTAGCTTAATTCATCAAAATCTGCATCAGACATAATGCTATCAGATTCGTATTCATAGGCATAAGCTGCTACTGCAAGTCTAATCCTATTCCGAGTTTCACTCATTTGGATATACTCATTGAATAATGTAGATTGCATCATATACCTCATACCCTAAACTACCTACGCCAATAGAAAGGATAAAAATAATCAAGGTCAAAAAAAGTTTGTTTGACACTTATTCACCCCATAAAGTTTGATTGCATCTTTACCAGTAATCATAATGGTTCCTACTGTCGTATATCGCCATTCAGTCAAGAACTTTTCTTTGATTCGATTAGGATAGTAATTTGCCATAACATTAGACCATTTGTCAAATTCTTTTTGTGGCAAACCTACTCCAAAGAACTGAGAAGAAGGTCCATGAAAGTATAGCTTAGATTTGTTAGTGACACAAGCAATCTTCAACAACATAGTGCAAGAAGATGCACAGACACCATCAATGACTACCTTCTTACCATATAATTTATTAATATCAATAATCCGTTGTTCAATACTGCCACCAAGATCATGTTTAATGATGACAGTGGAAACAGTCTCAGCTTTCAACTCTGAGATTAGGGCTACAAACAACCCAAAGATCATTGCTGCAATATAGATCAAAACCGTCTTGATCTTTACTTTTCGTTTAGTGGACATGGTTTGTAATCTTCACACTCCTTTGAATAATCTCGCATTGCAATTGGAAAGGTATCATTACCCCACCATTTAATAGCTTGTTCCCGGTCTTTGTCAGTAAAGTTACGGAAGCAATCAGTGTTAGTGCAGTCACTCATGCACCAAGTTTTGTCTTTGTAACCCATCAAGATTTCCTTTACTTGGGGATTAAACTCAAAATACATTGATTTTCCTTGAGTCTTTTGTAGTTAATTTCAGATGCTTATATATGATTCATTACCGAATGTCAAGGACTTTGTGTTTGTAGAAGCTGATCCAAGCTTTCTTCTTAAGATCATAGAAGGGAATGAGTCCTTTCTCTTTCATGTCCTGTCCTTGACGATAACCACGTTCAGAACCAATGATATGACTGGAGGGCTTAAAGAGTCCGTTAGCTACACGAACAGAGCCATCAGCTTTAATGAACTCTACGGTAGCAATCTTAGTCCCTTTAGCTTCAATCAAGGACAAGACAGTTTGGTCAGAGAGTAGGTCAAGAGTGTCTACGGTCATCTTAGGTTACTCCAACGTGGTTGCTGTATGATTTCTTGTAACTGATTCTGATAGGTCTGTCAACTAGAAACTATATTTACCATCAACATAGTTTTCCCAGTATTGTTCCATGAACTTCTCATAGACAACATCCATCTGATCTGCTGTAAGCATACGAACAACATTACCTTCATGGTCAATGATCTCATCAACAGAGAACTTAGGTTGACGGATTTCCTCAAACTCATTGCCAGTATCAGACCAATAGGTCCATTTACCCTTACCGTGTTCAGTAATACCACAAAGGACTTCAAGCTCATTGCCGTTAGTGTCATCAACATATACAGTGATATATTCCATGCTTTCCTCCAAGAGTGTCTGTGTTCGTTGCAGTCTTAATGACAGATGTTAAATGATTCGTCAAGAGAATTTTCTCGCATCTTACATTCGTGTAAATTACTTAATGCCTTTCTTTTTTGTTCACAAACATTATGCGCTTCTTCAGGTGTTTCGTAGTGACCTAACCTGTAAGTCTCGCCTTTATATGAAACTCTTGCCCAATACCTACCATTATGTAAGCTAACCCCTTTATAACCTGTTTTATTTGAAGAGTAAGAACCTTTATTCTTATTATTTTCAGCTTGTGTTACATCTCTAAGGTTTACCCATCTATTATCAAGGGAATCCTTATTTATGTGATCAATTGTATGTTTAGGCCAATCTCCAGTCATAAGCAACCAAGCTGCTCTTGCAGAAACTACACGAATCTTTTCCCCTTTATATTCTATAATAAATCTTTTCGATTTATATCCATCTGCCTTAGAAATATTTATGCTACAACAAGACTTACCTGCCTTGTTTTCATTAAACCATTCATAACAGTGTAGAGATTTGTCACGTTCTTTCCAAGTGAGTTCTCCTGAAATTGGGTCGTAACTAACTCTCTCTTTTACTAGGGTTTTTATGGTATCTTTATCCATGAACTTTTCCTCTCGGTGGGGTTATTAAAGATACATAGTGTGTTGGTATTAAAAAGTCAAGTTTCTGCAAATTCCCTCGTAGGCATTACAGGAAACAAACGTTTATATGCAGAAATTTCGCTGGTGGGGATTACCCCACAAATTTCCTCGGGTGGGTAAGCTTGTATTTCATGAGCTTTTTCCACTAGGGGGAGTAAACCCTGTTTTGATCTAATCCCGACCGATCTTGTCGTGATAGCGCTAACACCCAAATCACGGTCGGAATAGTCGTGATACCGCTATCAGCGGAATATCTAGCGGAATAATCGTGATTATTTTATTTCTTAATTGAGTCTGATTTATTTAATAATCACGACTCACGGACTCGTGTTACAGTTTTGACAACAACCGAATCCTCCCCACTTTTTGCGAACTCAGCCGAATCGGCCTGCCCCTAGGTAGTGTTGCGATGTTCATTCAATCTAGGTGTTGGATATCGATTCGTCAAGTGAAACAATGCTATTGACAATAAATAAATATCTGTTACTCGCGCACATGCGATTCCTTTATACTTTGTCAAGCTTACCCGATTCTAGCTTATTTGAGTTTTGTCAAAATGCCCTGTTGACGAATCGATATCCAACACCTAGATTGAATGAACATCGCAACACTACCTAGGGGCAGGCCGATTCGGCTGAGTTCGGAAAAAGTGGGGCGGATTCGGTTGTTGTCAAAACTGT